GTTTGCTGGCAATATGATGATTATGAATAACATATTTGATCCGCTTATCTGTTTTGCCAGCAATGCGTATTTGATCGGCTAGGTAAGCAGATATGCCTTCAGCTGCACCAAGATCCGCTGTGATATCGATAGCACAAACTTCACCCGATTTCAGTGGGTTATGATCTGAAACTTTTGATCGCATTTGGTGTTGTGCTGAAGCAATCCAACCATCTGATTTGCGAGATCTATCAGGAAAACAATCATCAATTTGCTCTCGCAATTGAACAGCAGCTTTAGATAGGTAAGGCTTCATTAGCTGAGAAGGAGTTTTGCTTCATCCTCAGTAATACCTAAACGATTTAATAATTCTGTTTTAGCTTGTGCTTTTGCATCGGCTTTGGCTTTTCGATTTTCCCAATTTTCTAAATCTTTTTGATGTTGAGCAAATTCGGCATTTGTCATTTCTCTGTCAATAATTGTGCCATCTAATTCAACAATTCGTATCATTGGTTTTGACATTATTTCACCCCATATATTTCGTAAGTTCCAGTTGATGCAGTAGCACCCATTACAAAGGTAATGCTGCTTATTGCACTATTGGACATATATCTGCCATTAACAAAACCAGCAAGATTAAAAGTGTTTGCCGTATTTTTTGCTGTATAAATACCTGCAAAAATTTTATGAGCATCGGTATTGGCAGGGTCATCAATCGTAAAAGAAAAATAACCATTTGCAGTTGCTTCATAGACTGAAACATAAAAATTATCAGCAGCACTATTTGCTTGACCCTCAAAAGTTGTTGCTGCCGTCATTTTAACACCAACCCAATTATAATTATTTCCTGAATCGCCATTTAATCTGACATCCATATTGTAATCGGCAGATGCGGTAACATTTTTTACAAAAACTTTAACTTGTTTGTATCCAGTGGCTGTAAAATTAACTGTCGTTGTTGTGCCACTTAAACTACCAGTTGTTAATGATGTCCAACCACCACCGGTAGCAGGAGCAGCCCATTTTAATCCAGTTGCTGTTGATGAATCAGCTGTTAATACTGTGTCATTTGCACCAACTGCTAATCTTGCAACAGTATCGGCTGCGGTTGCTGCAATTAAATCACCTTTAGCATCGACAATGGTTTTTGCAATTGCTGCGCCAGCATTGTTAAATACTGTTGTGTCAATTGCTGTTCCAAGTGATCGGATAGCAGCTGCGCCGTCTTTGACCAAAGCGGTATCGTCTGGTGTTGTCCAGCTGTAATTTGTAGTAGTTGCCATTATTCTCCTATTATCAGGCTACGATTGTAGCGTATTCCCAAGTCAAAGTTGGATCTATTGTGTTCCATGCCTCGACCACAGGCACAGTATTCCAGCGCATAGCCACTTGGCTAAATGCAACTGGAGAAACATTTAAGGTCAAAAACAATTCATTAAATCGAGTACTCCAACGCCAACCCTCAACATAGCCCTCAAATTCTCCGTTAGAGATTTGGCTTGGAAGGTTTTGGATATTGACTGGCATTCCCATAAATACGCCCAATAGATCATCTCTATCAGCATCATCAATTTCAGAGTTAGTTATTGGAAAGGTAATGCTGTCAAATCTAGGCAATGGAAAGGCTCTTTGTGCAATATAGCGATCAGCAACTTCCTGAGCATCTGTAGCATCATGAATTAAAGAATTGATGGTTTCAGCTTTGTAGCCATAGGTTTGAATAGAATCCAGCGAACTAGCAACTTCCTGAGATCCATAATTGTTGCCATAATTGATATAAATATCATTGCGAATATCAGCTGATCGAGTAGTTGTGGCAAGTCCAACACCTAAAGCATGGTTGGCATCAAGATCAATATAACCATTAGCAATTAAATAAGTTTGGCGGTGGTCAGCATCAGCATAACCAATATTTCCATTATTGTCCTCATATAAATATCCAAATGCTGAATTAGCAATTTGAGATGCAATGTTATAAACAGTATCTGGATTGGCTGCCCTGTTTTCCATTGTGTAAAGACCAGGCTGATCGATCTCGCCAAGTCCTAAATTAACAGCATTTGCCCATGTTTCAGTCGGATCGTATGTTGCCCATGTTGAAGCTGCTGGTACTTCAGACCAAGATCCAAGTAATACGCTAGATAACAAAGCATAGATTTGATCGCCGTCTTGATCTTGAGCCAGTGTGTCATTGTAAATTTCTTTTGCTAACTTAACTAAAGATCCCATTGCTAATAAAGTATAAGAAACAATTGTGGCAACATTGCCAGCACGTTCAACTTCAACAGTTATATCGGTAATATCTCCACCAAATAGATTTACATAAAATCCGGTGCTGTCTTTAACTTGTAAACTTAAACTGTCATTAATGTCAAAAGGCAAAATTTGACCTGATAACGCAACTAATTGCACCTGTAAATAAGATGGATTAGGTTGAGCATAAATATCATCTCTGCCGGCTTGGTGAGCAATGTCGCTAATTGCTATATCGGTGTAATCAACACCAGCAACAGTCAGTTTCCAGTCAGGTGTCCAGACTGTCATTAATCGCCTCTAATGCCTGAGTTATACAGCTGTGGAACTGATCTTGATGCGCTTTGGTTTAATACCTTGGCAACTGCTCTTGCAGCACCTTCGGAATCTATTGCTTGAACTGAAATGTTAATTGTGTTTCCACCGGCTTGACCAAATGGAGTTCCTGTTGCGCTTTGTGGAACGCCACGAATTTGAGATGATGGTGCTATATTGGGAATTGATCCAATATCTGCTCCAGGTTTAATTAAGTTAATAACTCTAATACTTTCATTTGCAAGACTTATAATTAATCCAATTGCTTCTCTTAAAAATACAATAAATCCTTGAATAATTCCGGCAACGCTTGCAATGCTCTTACCTAAAGTTTCAGCAGATCTTTGACTTTCCTGCAATCCTGCACTTAAACCTTTATCGCCAGTTAACCCTGCAATAAATGCGTTAAGTGTTGGAATGCCTGTTTGATTTAAGAAACCAATAAATCGCTCAACCTGTGGCAGTAAAGCAAATCCTAATGCTTCTTTGGCTTCATCAAAACCTACTTTTAATCGATCAATCTTGCCTTGAAATGTTTCGGCATTTGCAGCTGCTGATCCACCATAAAGATCAGATAATTTTTGTTGAACCTCAGTGAAAGATAAAGTTGAAAGTTCAGCCTTTGATAAACCAAGACCCAATCTTCCAAGAGCTGTGGTATTCCCATCCTGAGCCCGACCTAACGCATTAGCGACAGTTTCAAGATCTAATCCTCGACCTTTGGCAATATCTAAAGAAAGGTTTAATAGTTTTTGTGCTTCATTGACATCTTTAGTTGATACGGCTAAACGCTGGAATGCTGGTCTTAATTGTTCATCCGCTACGCCTGTGGCAAGTGATGTCTTAAGAATATAATCCTCAGTTGCCTGTATTTGCCCCTCAGTAGCGCCTGTGGCACTTTTTAATGCAGCAGCCAATCTCAACTGTGCCTGTTCATCCTCTATCGCAGCCTTGACCCCATCAATGGCTAATTTAGTGCCATAGGCAACGGCAGCAGCAGCAGCAACTGCAAATGCAGCAGCAGCCTTTTTACCAAACTCTGAAATCTTGCTGGAATTGCTTTCGACCGCTTTATCAGCTTCGCCTAACTTCTTTTTTAGATCATCAACATCCGCAAGGATTGAAAGTTTAAGAGTGCGATTACCGGTAGCCATTAGACCCATTCCTTAATAATTCGATCAAAACTTTGTTCCCATTTGTCAATCAATTCAGGCTGAATTCTGCGAAGGGTTGGATAGATAAACCATCCACGACTACCTCTGCCTTGCCGTCCTGAATAACTAGGGAACTGTTTGAATTTATTTGAACCAAACTCAATACCACCCCATAGGGTTTGCGTAGTAGCACCACCTGAAAATTTTTGTCTTGCGAAACCATAACTGAACTCACCGATTTTGCTGGATTTAGAGATGCTGACACCATCCGCAACTCTTTCCGCAACTTTGCGAGATTTTGTTCGAGTTCTAGCTGCTTGCTTAATTTCCTCTGATGCAAAATACGCCAACGCAGCAGACTGCGTTCTTGCTTCCTCAGTAGCTTGTTCATCCATGAGTTTGAATGCTTTGTAAATATCACGCAGATCGGATTTGTTGTAGGCGATTGTTTCATTTGCCATTCCGTTTCTCCAATATCTCGATCGCTGTCAAAATGTCGTCTGCATCAACCCATTCGCTCATTGGTATGTGTGTGGCTATTGCCAACTCCACCAATAACCTGTTTAGGCTTCCTGCTTTGTGGCTTTTGGGTCTGCATCACCAACGATGACATCAGCTACAGTTTCCATCCAAATATCCATTGGTTTGATTGGTTTGCTTCCGGCAACTTCACGCTTATGAGCATGATAAGCCAAAAACATAAGATCCCAAATGCCAAGTTTTTCACTTGCTTGCCCAATGGTATTTCCTGTCTGCTTTTCCCATTTTGCCCACTCAGGCGGTTGGGCAATATAAGTTGCTTGCTCGCCTGAGTTATATTCAATTGTAATTGGTAGTTTCATTTTGCTCCCGTTTTATTTTTTAACTAAAGGTTTCTACTACTGCGCCTTTAGATACTGTAAATGTGAATGATACTGTCTGAGCATCAACACCTGAACCACCAGCGGTTGGAAACTCAGGCTTTACTGGAAACACAAATTGTGCTCCTGATGCAGCTGTAAGTGTCATGCTGATGTCTGTATCTGGTGCAGTTTCTGCTGCTGTCCATAGAGCCTCGCAAACTGAGTTTGCCTTGCCCCAATCTGCCAACATATCCAATTGGAATGTTCCAGAAATGTTTGTGGTCTTGTAAGCCTCGCCATCCATTGTCTGATAGACCTGACGCTCATTAACCTTTGTTAATACTGCGTTTGTCGCTTGTGCTTGAATATCTGTTCCACCTGTGAAAGATAAACCAACATCACGACCGGTAATTACGACTGTTGCCATGATTTCTCCTTATGCTGTTTGTGTGTAGTAGGTAGATACTCGAACATCTGCGATAAGCAGCGTTGATGCACCAACTTGTGAAACTGTCGGTCTTTCAACCGAGCTGACGATATATCCTGCTGGGATAACTGCCAGAACACTCATTATTAATTGCTCGATGTTATCGAGAGATGCAGGATTGCTGTTATATGCAACTGCAACTGAAATTGTAAAATTGATCTTTGAATGAATAGTAGATTTGTTAATTGTTTCTAATTCTAAATATGGAGAATCAGGAACTACAACCACAGCTGGTGGAATGACTGATTCTGGAACATAAGAATAAACATTTCCAGCAACACCAGCCAAAGCGGTTGCAAGTGGTGTGCGAATACTTGAAAGAATTGTGCTTGGCACTATTGAGCCAAACTGTCGGTGTCCATATATGAACCTAATAAACCAACGCATTTATTAAACAATGATCGACCCATTCTGAATGGTGTTGATGTGAAATCTACGCCTTCGATTTGTCCTCCGCCGGCAAGTCTTGCTTGGAAAACTTCGACTGAAACTGTATAGACGGCTGACTGAACAGCTGCGTTTCCAACATAAGTTGATGCGCTAGAAAGGGTAGCAACTCCGGATGGGATGACATTAGCTTCGAGTATATCGGCGTTAGTGATCGATGCTGAAAAGGTATATTGTCCAAGATTGTCTGCCAAGACAGTTCTTGTGCCGTTGTATGGGCTTCCGCATCCTGTGATGACAACTGATTGTCCTTCGGTAAATTCATGAATTCCTAGTGTAGTAAATGTAGCAACATTGTCTGACAATGAGGTTGCTTGAATAGGTGCTTTGAATGAAACTAGCATTGGCAGAATGACTGTTTCTGCGGTGTCAATTATTTGATTTAGGTAAGTATCGTCATATAAAGCAGACGACACACCAAGCACAGATCTCAACTGGGTAGCTGTAATTATGCTTGGCATGTCATCTCCTTACTCCCTTAATGGATGCCTAGGATCGGGAGCAACCCTAGGCACTCAGTTAAATTGATTAGTTCTTGTTGAAGTGAACTGATCCGTTTGCAATCTTTGTTGCAAGTGCTCCGTAACCATAGTAAGCCACAGAAACCTGTCCTGTCGCAGTTACATCGGAACGAAGTTGTAAGCGTGGGCTCTCATACCATGTGTAAGCCTCTGGATTAATTACAAACATTGATCCATCGCCAGTTGTGTAGGTTAGAGCTGATAGTGAACGAGATACATAAAGATCTAGTCCAGCCACATTGCCTCTTAATGATTGTGGGCCAACTGCTCCACCTGCGTTTTGAGGATTTGATGCGTTATAGATCGGGCGACCGCTGTCGTTGTAGCCCATGATGTTGCCCCATTGCTCTGGAGATACAACAATGTTACGAGCAAAGCCCAATGAGTTTGAATAAACTAATTGTGCTGCTTGTGCTGCATAAGCCAAAAGTCCGGCAGCTGTGTTGTCCTGAGCTGTTGTTGCAATTAAACCTGCTGAAATAATTCCGTTTGTTACGAATTTATCAGTTTCTTTTGCGTAAGCAAACTCCATTTGACGAACTAATTCATCAAAGAATGCTGGAGATGAACGATCAAGTAATTCAACTGAGAATGTTTGTCCGCCAGCAAATTTCTTAACATTTACTGTTACGAAAGATGATGCCATGTCAGTTGTGTCAATTGTTGCTGCTTCGGCTTCCTCAGTAACTGTTGGAACAGTTGTGATCTTAGGAATTTCAAAAGTCATTCCTGATGCTGGCAATACGCCACGAGAGATTGCATCGATTGATCCACGATCAGCATTTGAAAGACCATTGATGACCTCTGATGATTGTGGTGTTGGAATTAGACCTGAGTTATTGCTTGTGGTGTCAGCAGCCATTACATATTGACGGCTTTCGTCATTACCTAGAGCTGCACGAACTGAATGCTCCAAGTATGTTGCCTTGTTGATAATTGGTGAGCGTGGCTTTGTATAAGCAACTGATTGAGCTGCTACTACTACCACAGGCTCAGTTTTTGCAGCTTCTACCGCTTCGGTTGCGATAGGAGCATCTGAAGTAATATCAGACACTTTTTCCTCCTGTGTTGTTTGATCCTCAGCGGTTGCTTCGGAATTCTCTGGTGTATTTGTTGCAACTACTTTTTCAACTTTTGCTGATGCAATTGCCGGATCAGACACCAAACTGACTTCGGCTAATGAACTTTTTGAAATAACCATTGCGCCATCTTTGTTATCCCAAGCATCAACCATCACGCCAACAGAAAATCCATCTCTTAATCCTGTTGCTGCTTCCTCAAGTGCATCATCAGCTGCAAATGTTTTTGCAAGCTTAAATGTGCCTTCTAAACCTTGATCGTTTGCAGTAATGTCAATTAACTTACCCAATGGGCGTGTTTTATCATGCTCTAATAACAATTTGACAGGTTTTGAAAAATCAATGCTGTCTTTAGCAAAAACTGTAACTCCTGCGCTGGTATTACCTTTTTCATTCCAACTTACGATTGTTCCAGATATGGTTCGCTTATTTGTGTCAGCGGCAGTTATTGTAATTGGGAAATTAATCTTCATCTGATTAAGTCCTCTTCCTCTTGGATTTGTTCGACACTCATTGCGCCGATTCTGTTTAGTATTTCATAAACTTGCGCACGTTCTAATGCAGATCCACGCAAGAAATCATCAATGTCAAATCGAACCTCAACACCATTTGGAACAAAATCAGCAGCAGACAATCTTTGTTCTATTGGCGTGATTATATTTCTCAAACTGAAATCGATAAGTGCTTTTCTTTCCATTACAGTTGTGCTATATGTCATGCTGGTAGTTTCAGCAGATAAGAATGATGCTGGAATGCCGACTGCTCTAGCAATTTCGGTTGCCAGATATTGGCGTGCTTCATTTAATTGCAATTTTTGTGGATCAAAACCTAAAGCATTCAATTCCACATCAGCATTTAAGAATGCAGTTGCTCTGGTGTTTCTAGCAACCTTCCATGATTCTAAAAGTTTCGTAATTCGCTCTGGCGTAAGGTTTGTGCCATTTGATTTTAATACCATTGTTGGAACTGGCTCTTTGGCGTATAATTCGGCGGCTTTTTCCAATTCTTGTGCAGCTCTAATTGTGCGACCTGCTCGATTTAATACACCTTCATCTAGTCCGCTAAATACAATTAAAGATCCAATACCTGATGCTGGAACATGCAACCCATCAACCATATATGAAGTGATTTCGGTTTGATTTGCATTTAAGTTATAAGTAACTCGATCCGGTGCAACTCTTGTCCATGCACGAACTCGACTATTATCTGATGCAGCATAGGAATCTAATACTTGACCATAAGCAACGCCATGAAATAATAAATCCTCAGCAATCCATGCATATATTGCAGATCCTGCAACTCTTGGATCTGGTTGCATAATTACTCTGTTTGGATCTAAATGTTCTTTTGTAAAATGATTATAAGTTTCTAAAGGGAGCGATCCGATTGTTGAGCAAATTATATTTCTTGCTCTTGCAACAGATGGCACAGACATTGCTTGCTCACGAGTTGCAGTTTGTGCTCCATAAAATAATCCGCCAACAGCTGATTGCAAATTGTATGGAGTATTAGCAGCAGCAACATCTACTGTTGGTGTAATTGCGGTATTTGTGATAAATCTATCGAATAATCCCATTAGAGCATAATATACCATAATGCCCGATTTATCCGACTTGTATATCAATCTCCGTTTCAGGTTGTGTCGCAAAATATGTTGCAAGTGCTGAAGCGACAGCTGCACAAACTGCCACTCTGCTTGCACGCCTTCCAATAACCCAACTGCCATCCCCAAACGGCAATTTGGCTGCTGAAAGTGTTTGTTGGGTCAGTTCATCCTGCCCACCATGTTGCAACCTGTGGCTATTGATCGCCCCAAGCCATCGATCGCAACTTTCCGCATAGATTGCGCCATCCATGTCGGTTATGGGTATTCCAGCCGGAACTAGCCGACTTGCGACAGCTTGTGCAGTCCGTTTGGAGTACGCCACAGTTTGTGTGTTGTATTTTCTTACATAAGGTGCAATATCATTTGCAATTGCTAAATCATTCAAGCTGTAATCATTTGACCAAGTATGTAGTAAAACCAAATTAAATCTTTCACCCGATAGTTTTTGAGTTGCAACCAATGCGCCAAACTTTCTATCAGGCGATAAATCTAAACCAAGCCAAGTGGGTTGCTCAGGATCTAAAGGTATTGGTTCGGTCTGACATAATCCCCACTTTTGTGCATCAATTGCTGAATTTATTGTATCTACCCATTGCGCCAAAACCTCTGTGCGCACAATATCTGGCGGATCATTAATAACCGCTTTTAAGTTATCTGGGTGAATTGTAATTCCTAATGATGGGTTGGCTTGAGCAAATGCGCTCCAATTAATCTCGCCTGACGGAAGCAAGATTGGAGCATCCGGTTCTGCACTCCACTCAAACCAACCTATCGGATCGTTGGTTGTAGCTGAAGCCAACGCCCTCTCACGCAATTTGTTCAGGATTACGGAATGCTGATCTCCGGCTGATGAATAAATCCAAACCTGCGGATTTTTAGCAGCCATCATGGAATAACGCATTGATGACCAGGCATCCTCATCCTTATATTCACGCAACTCATCAAGATGGATTGTTTCAGGTTTGCTCAAACCTCTAGCTGCATTGTTTGCAGCTTTTACAACAAATCGTCTATTGCCAAACAATTCAATTTCCTCAGCACCATGTTGCCATCGGATTTTCTTTACTTCTTTTTCCAGTTTTGGATGGGTTTCAATTAAAGCCACAATCTGTCTAAAGGTTTCAAGTGAGGTTGTAAGTCTATGAGCTGATGCAAGCTGCAAACCTTCGCCCCATACAAACATCCCAGTCAAGATCCGTAGCATCATCAAAGTGGACTTGCCTTGCTGTCTAGCCATGATTAGCCCTAGCTCTGAATGAGCCCATCTGCCATCTGGTCTGACTTTATGACCATGTATGCAAACAAACCGCTGCCATTCCATAAGGTTGATGCCCAATTCGGTCGCTAGGTCGATCATGTCCTGACCTTTTGAAGGTAAATCAGTTAGTTTTGAATGAATTCGTGGAGTTTGCACACCTCCTAATTCTGATCTAGGCAGATTGATTACGATCGCTTCTTTTTCGGTCATGACGATTTCGGTTGAGCCTGATCGTGGCTGATCGAGGTGTTTTGTGGGTTAGAAAAGGAACG